CAGACCACTTATTCTTTGCTCTTGCAGACCCATCAAGAATCTTAAAGTCCATGCGTACATTTTCTTTAACAAATTCTTGGATACGCTGGTTTACTTTTTGAGCAATAATTTTTGCAACTGGATTAGGCGCATTCTTAACAGCCCATTCTGCAAGCTGTGGAACATTTTTAATTTTCAACAGTTCATTATGGATAGCTTGTTTGCTTTTGCCCGCCAGTTCATAAACCTTGTCTAAGTCTTCATTAACGGTAGTTCCAGATTTTGGACCGCTATTAGGCTCTTCAGCAGCAGGAGGAGCAGTAAACAAATCTGCTTCAGGCTTTTTGGGCTTAGTTGCTTCATAAACCAACTGCTCAATAGATTTCTTAGGTTCTGCACCAAACAATCCTTCTGTTGGCCTATTAACTTCATTCGCAATGTTGGTTGCTAAATTCTTTAATGCTTCTGAAATATTCTTTGGTGAACGTGGATTATCAGCAAACAAACCTAAGAACTGCATTGTTCTAGGCGAAACTGTCATGTCTGCTTGCTTTACCAAGTCTTCTAACTTAATACCATTTCTACGAGCATTAACCGCTAACTGGGTAGCCTGTGCCACGTTTTCACGGATATCGTATGCTCCAGCACCATCAATCTGTGCCATCTGTGGAGCTGCTTCAGAAAGAGCTCTGAGGATGTTGCGGGCTTCAGGATCTTCTGATTGGTGTGCCAGCGTTGTTAAGTCATTATTGCCGTATGCCTTATGGAAAATAGCGGCATTAAGTCGGTCATGCGCCTGACGAGTAGGTGATCCATCTTTGTCAATCAGATTAGCTTGCTCTGATGTAGGCATTGCAGCAATAAATTGACGGATAGTGTTAGGCGTTATGTTGCCGTTGTCATCAAATCCAAGTCCTGCAAGATCTACTCTGCCAGCATCATTTTGTGCTTGCTCTAGTGCAGATAGATTAAGAGTGCCTGATGTATTGGAAAGGTCACCAATATTAGATGGTATAGCGGCAGGATCAGCAAAACGAACCAATACCGGCTCTTTCATTCCTTCGATTACTTTAGGATCAATACCATGCCCTACATCTTTAATCATGGCCGCTCTGTAATCTTCTGCAGTGCCCTTGTTATACGCTTCTTGTAGGCCAGCAGTACGACCGTTACCAACTACGGCACGTAAGCCGCTATGATCTTTACCATAGTTTTTATTAGCGCTACCGTCTGCATTATGAGATGGCAATAAGTCTTTAGCCTCTACTACAGCATATTGAACGGGAATATTTGTGCCGTCTTCAGATTTAGTCTCAACACGGAATCCTCTTTGTGATTCAGGAATTTCTGTTGGACCGGTAACGATTGGAGCTCCAGAACCAGAAATGGTATTGGAAGGACCAACAAACGCATACATAGGTCTTGCTGCAATACCTTGCATCTGCGCTACGGAAGCTGGGGATGAACGGTCACGGTTCTGATCTGATGTATTGCCTGCGCTGATACCAACTGGAGTAGCTGGAGGTTTAGGCTGTTGAACTGGAGCTACGGCAGCAGGAACCACAGGAGCAGCAGGAGCTGGTGGTGCAGGAACCGCCATTCCAGTAGGGGTAGTCTGTATCTCTGGAATCTTAGGGATTACAGGGGCTATAGGGGCTACACCAGCTTGCGTTACGGGCTGGTTAGTAGGTAGGTTAGGCTGAACGATTGGAGTCGCTGGAGGCTGTTTTGGAGGCTCTTCTGTTGGAGAAATGCCACGTGCAGCAATTTCTTTTCTTGCAGCGCCACGTTCTCCAAAGCTTCCAACCATACCTAATGGAGCCAATAAGCCAACTTGATAAGCTGTTTGACCATATTCATGCAAAGCGTCAGGAGTGGTTAACGATAATCCAGCCTGCGCTCTTTCCAGCATTTGCTGTGCAATTTCGTTAGGAATCTCAGCAATAGCACCCTTTGCAGTACCTCTCACTGCCGTCTCAAGAATAGACCGTTTTGCCATTTTTTCTACGGCTTCAGCACTGGTGTTTGCTAACTGTTTAGGAGTAAACCCTAATAATTTACCAACAGTAGAGCTACCAAATAACATTTGAGTTTCAAAGATATCTAATGCAGTTTGTCCTGCGGCAGCGCCAGCAGCTTTCATGCGGTTAATATCTACGGGTTTACCCTGAGCTATTTGTTCTTGGGCTTGGCGTTCAATATCAGAACCAAAAAATTGTGGGAACTCAGCAAGTGCTTGACCTACCATCTGACCAAATTTAGCACCAGCAGCGGCTCCTGCCACGGTTCCTGCGGGACCAACCGCAGATCCTAGAGCACCACCACCAATACCGCCTAAAGTTGCTCCTACGCCCATTGCACCGATTTGCGGTACTTGTGCAGCAACAGCTTCTGGAATCTGTCCTATGGCTTTTTTAGTGGCTGCTAATAACCCTTTTTCTTGATACTCTTTTTGAATACCCTCTAGGCTAGGACCTTCGTATTTTTGTTGAGCTGCCTCTTGGCGTTTTAAACCACGTTTAGCAGCCTCTTCAGGGCTACCTGTTAAAGATTCTAAAGCTGTTTGTGTTGGAGATAGGTAGCTTTCTACGCCACTTTCAAAAGCAGCTTTTAAATTAGATTGTTGCGGAGCTCGCTCAAAAGTTAATCGTTGTGCAGTTTCTTGAATAACAGATGGATCTGTTCCGTCTGGGAACTCTAATCGAGTACCGTCAAATAACTCCGCTGTAATTGGCATGTACTACCCTTAAACTTGTTTACCGGTCTTGTCAAAACGCATTACATTATCGCCACTAGCGACTGGGGTTGCATAATCAAACCCATAGTAATTTTTGTGTAATACATTATAAGTTGGATCTTTCTGTTTTGCTAGAGCAATCTGTCTTTCAATAGATGCGGCAACATCTGGATCTGAAAGCGCTTTGGTTGGATCTAACTTATAGTAAGCCAATACTTGGTCACGAATCTGCTTGTCTTTGCCTTCAAGTTGTTTACCAGCAAACTCACGTTTCTTTTCTTCTAATGCGGCTCTGCTGATATCTAATTGAGCAGCTCTATTTCCACCGGTAGATTTGATAAGTTCTTGTCTGTATAGACCAGTACCTATTTCTTTGTTTAATGCAATTTCTTGTGCGGCACGAGACTTAGCGGCATTTGCAGCATAACCAAGGCCCTCCAGTCCGCCAGTAGAAACATCACCAAGCGTAGTATGTACTTTGCCGGGCTCAATAGTGCCAGCGGCCTTAAGAGTTCCTAAACCAGCAGCAAGGATGGCAAGATACTTATCTTCTTCTTTTTGTGCTTTAAGGTCTTCACGAGACATATTAAGTCCAGCAAGATACTTATCCCACATAGATTCTTCTTTGGGGGCTTTGGCTGCAGCTGTAGGCACTTGGAATTGATCGCCAGTAAACTTGCTATTGAGCATATCAATAACGTTAGGTGAGCTTTGTAGGTTTCCTGCAGCAATATCTCTTTGATTTACGCCAGCAGTAGCTGCCGACCTAGCACGTTCTCTATCTCTTTCAGAAGTATCCATTGGAGCAACTTCTGTTGGTTGTGAGGCTAATGTAGCTGCAGGTGTTGCGCTATCTGTATATGCTCTTCTTGCGGCAAGAGTGCGCTGACTTGGAGCAGGAGTCATCAACTCTTTAATGCCTTCGAATGCACGAGCTTGTGACCTTGGCAATACTCTTGGAGCAGCTACTTCTGTAGGCGCAGCAGGCACAGGTTCTGGTGTATATCCAGACAATAATTGGCTACCAAGTGCGGCTTGAGGAACCTGTGTAATCCCTAAAGCGCTGGTCGGAGAAAAGCCAGTATTAGGTGTTCTACCCAATAATCTAGCATTTTCTTGAGCAATCATTTGTGAATAATCAGGTTTGCTGTAATCTAAATTTGCTAAATAATTAGCAAGCATTTCATTGCCTTCACCAGCTTCAGGAACGTCCTGAACCAAGCTACCAAATGTTTTTGAATTACCAGCATAGCTAGGAATAGAAGCAATACCACCATCAGCAAAGTTAGCCGTTGCATACATGGCTCCTTCTTGCTTAATAATAGCATTCGCTAATACTTGTTTTGCTTCTGGTGTATTAGGAATTTCTTGGTTTGGTTTAATGCCAAGAGCTTTAGATACGTTGCGGATGTAGGCTTCTGTATCATTCTTATCGCTTTTAGGCGCATAAACATTTAAAAACTTTTCAGGAGTATTTAAGCCGCGATTTAACTTAACATCAATATCGTGATTTAAAGCATTTAATCCAGCCTCTGGGCTATCAAACAATGCAAATTTACCCTTGCTTAAACCAATTTGTCCGGGGTAAGTAAAGCCCGAAGGACGTAAGTTTCCTACGTTATATTTACGAGCTTGATCTTGATTAACAGAACCCGCTGTAGATTGTACCGGTGCTTGTTTAATACCCTGCTCTACATTAGGAGTTTTGTTTACATACGCAGGTTCTTTTGCTACAGCAGCAATACCTTGGTTTTCTGCAGCCATGTTAGCAAACTCTAAGTCTTGCTCATCTTGGGCTTGCTGTAAGTAATCTTCGTAGTCTTCTGCATCTACATCACCACCGGCTGCATAAGACATAATGCCGCCTTCAGCAGCACTCATCTCTGGTAGGTTAGATGAAGCCTCATCAATACCACGGCGTTGATCTGCCGCCATTAAAACCTGTTCAGCGACTGGTGGCTGTGGTGGCACTGGTTTGCCAGCTTGTGCTTCCTGCTGCTGTTTCATCTTATCTTGAATAAGAGGAATGCCAACATATGCAGGTAATGTACCGTCTTTAACTGCTTGTTGTAATTGCGCAACAGTTAACTTTTCTGCTGCACCCATACGGCTCATTAGGCTATTAATCATGCTGCGCCTTTCAATGTGTTGTATAGGCTTAAATCAACCAGACCTCCACTTGCGTAAGTCTTACCCTTGAGCTTAGTAATACCGCCTTCTTTAGAAGTTTGTGCGGCAACTGGCGGTGGAGTATTAACGTTAATCGTAGGAGAGTTTCCTGAGTTCAATGCACCATAAGCACCAATACCAGTTAAGCCAATACCAGCAAGCTGACCAAACGCTGAAGGAGGAGCGGCTTGTTGAGTTGTGGTGACATCGGTAATTGGCAAGCCTTGTGCCAAAGACTTCAACTGTGTGAGCTGCTGCATTGGGTATTGCTGTGCAGTCTGATAGTTCTGCATTGCTTGGTTGATGATGTTCTGTTGTTGCTGTTGTTGCTGTGTACCATACTGGTTCTGTAAACCAAGGATGCCTTGTTGAGCGGCTAATTGTTGACCGCCAATATTTGCCAACTGTCCAGCACCTTGTAATGCAGCTTGATTTGCATTCAAAGCAAACTGACCAGATTGGTTATATTGATTTTGTGCAGCATTAAACGCTTGGTTATAGGCATTACCAATTAATTGATTCTGTGCCAGCATCTGGTTCTGTTGATTCAAACCCTGCTGTAATGCACTACGAGTTCCGCCAAATGCACCAGCGCCTGTCGCTTGACCAGCCTGTTGAGCTCCTGCAATGCCGTATTGTTGATTAGCTAATTGCAATGCTGGACTAAGAGCATTCTGAATATAAGGGTTCATGTAACCACCAACATTTTGTTGGAAGTCATATGGATTAGCTGTGTTAGCTAAATTAAACATATTGCCGGTAGCGCCAGCAGCAGCGCCTGTAGCAGCACCATATTGTGCAGGAGTCTGTAATTGACCGGCACCTTGGAATGCTTGGTTTTGTAAACCAGTAAATCCTGCTACAGATGATTGAGCAGCTTGCTGTGATGCAGGAGACATACCAGCACCTTGATATCCATAAGCGGTATATGGATTAATGCCGGTAATGTTTCCAGATGAAGGATCTACGTTAAATACTTGTTGTTGAGCAGCGCCCAAAACAGAAGTAATGTACGGAGCAATGTATGGAGAAAGGCTAGAGTATTGGTTAGACTGCTGAGTGGTTTGAGCTGGAGCAGCAGATGGTCCACCGCCACCACCACCATATATACGACCTCCGCCTACCTTTTTCTGGGTAACGGATTCGCCTAGGGTTTCACCTAATGCGTACAATTCTCTTCTTGAGTAACTTCTCATATCTTTGCCTCTACAATTCTGTAGCGTTCTTCAAAACCATATCTACTCCACAAACGGGCTATAGACTCTCTAGCAGCACCTTGTATTTTTGTTGCTCCAAGTTGCTTAAATATACTTGCCATCTGAGCATACGTATCTTTGTTAGATATTAATCTACCGCCAATAAACGTAATAAAAGCAATCCGGTCATTTGGCATATTTAAAAATGTTACCGTTGCCGCACCGTGTATTGCTCCCTGCTCATCTACTGCTACCAATAACAACCACTGCCCAGTACAAACGTATGATTTTACTTGCTCTAGCGTGTAATCATCACCACCGTATTTTTGCGCTTCTGCTATATGTTTTTCAACATCTGGCCATACTTGAGCGCAATAATTAACGTTTACGTGCTTAACAATCATGCTGGCATGTACTTATCAGCTGTAATCTGTTTACCTTGTTTCGTAGTCCCAGTACGGGCTTTACGAACTTTATTCATCATTGCATATAACTTTTTAGCACCAGCATCGGTAGAACCTTTGCCTAATTCTCTGACTTTCTCTGGAGCTACGATAGCTTCACCATTGGCTACACGAGCAGGCTGTTTGCCTTCAATGCTGGTATGGATGTCATCACTCATGCCATCGCCGTGTCCCATAATAGGACTAGCACCTAGATGTCTTTGCAATGCTTTTAAACCAGCATCCGTAGAGCCGTTACCAAAATGGCTTACTACGTCAGCAGGAACTACAAAAGAACCTTCTTTTAAATGAGGAACTCCACCCGTACTGAATGATGCGCCAGCCCTAGGAGTAGGTTGGTTGCCCATTAAAGACTGAATACCTTGAGATGCCTGCTGTGAGGTAATCCCATATTGTGACATAAGGTCTTGTAATTGCTGTGGTAATGCAGTGCTTTTTTGCATTAAATCTGCAGGTGCTATGCCTTGGCTTGGTACAGATCCGGGCATTGGAGTAGGAGCGCTGGAAACGTTTCCACCTGTAGCATAACCATATGCTGATGCACGTAATGGTTGATAGTTAGGCGCTAGTGTTCTGCCTAGGCCATAGGAAGCAGCAGAAGGCGGTGTATAGCCGGGCAAATAGTTAGGCTTCATTGCATTAGACTTTTGCAATGCTAATAGGGTTGCAATACCAGCAGCGCCTAAAGTGCCTTTTTGAGTCCAGTTAAGACCTTTTCCAGAAGTATCTGTAAGGTTTTTCCAATACTGCTCATACCAAGGAGTGCCTGCAGCTTGAGGGCCACCTACTTGTAATTGCTTTAATTGATCTGGAGTAGGGGTTTCTATGTTGGTTTGTGGCAACTGATCCGTTGGAATTTTTGGAAAACCATAACTTGTAGCGTCTGGACCAGATTGCAAAAATGGTTGCATACCGGGTTGGTTTGGTTGCCAAGCGGAAATATCTCCACCCTCTCCCGGCAATACAACGTTTTGTCCTTGGTAAGTCAGCGAACGATCAGGAATCTGTGGCGCAGCAGGAACATTAGATACTACGTCCTGATTTACAGGAACTAATGGAGTTTGGTCATTAGATGCTACTGGAGCATATTGGTTAGGATTCTGTACAAAAGAATCCATTTGACCTTGGTTCCAAGCTTGTAATTCTTGAGGGCTTAATGCGTTATTAACGTTATTTAAGTTGTTTGCTACACTAGCCCCAGTTGCCGCTTGGCTTAGGCTTGGAAGAATAGAGCTCATGCCCTCATAGCCTAACTCAGCATCGGTTGGACCCATTAATTCAGCGCCAACAAGAGGGGCGTCTGCGCCTCCTGTAGCAATCAGGGATGCTATTCCTAGTCCAGCTCCCACTGCTGGGAGTATTGCATTGCCGCCGCCACCGCTCATAATAGGTCCTTTACCTCAATTTTATTGGATTTTATCATTTAAACTGCCGATCCGGAAGCATTTACCCATTTTGTTCCATTCCACCATATTGGATAGCCTAGAGTGGTATCAAAGTAAACCTGCCCTGTTTGGCGCCCTGTTGTGGGTCTATTATTTGTAGTGCCAGAACTTGGTACTTGGGTGGCCTGAGTATAGTTATTGAGCTGGTTAAAATACAGACGCATCGTATTGAGCATCTGGTTCTCAAACTGGGTATCATAGGTTTGAGGAGCAGCTACCGGTAAGTTTGGCGGCGTTGGGTTTAACGGAGTACCGTTATAGTTGTTATAAGTTGGAATAGTCATTAACGGCGTCCATCAGGTCTAATATCAATACGTGGAGCGCCTAATTGCCAAGCTACACCCTGTCCAGTAGACTCTAATCTAAATGCCATTTGACGGCCTCGAACACGGGTATATACCTGCCCAGTAAACTGATTAACCGTATAAGCTGGCACAGAAACAGAAAAGTCTTGACTACTTAAAACCTGTGGATTATCTACGTTAGTATTGTAGGCTGAACCAGAGTTTTGGCGTGGTTGTAGCTGGATAGTTACCGACGGCTGGTTAGTTGTAGAACTATTAAAGTTTACGTCAGGCAACATTCTCCAAACAAAACCAAAGCTCTGCCCGTCACCAATATCAAAGTCTGAAGACTGAATATAAGCATCTATAGGTTGGGTGCTGGAAGTAGACTGATCGTCGTTGCCGTTTTCGTGGTAAAGCAATCTACCGTTATAGTCAGCTGCAATTGGGTAAGGTTGGGTTCCAGTTTGTAGCCAAGCACTGCGAGCCATTGTGCCGTAATACCAACATTGGTCTAAATAGTTATAAACGATGTATTTATCTACAGATGTATTTAAACTGGAGTTACTAACATAAAACCACCAGACTTCGTTAAAGCCTTCATTAGCGCCAGCAAATACTTGGTAGCTTTGATCTTGGTTAATATCTTCAAATAAATATTGTTTTAACGAGCAAGGTAAAGTTTTTACTGTACCGTCATACATATAGAAACGGTCACGACCCATCCAATAGGTAATATTGTTTACGGTAATCGTAGCGTTTGGACCCATAACAGATATGTTGTCCATCAAAATCTGGAAACCCCAAACATATGGCGCACCAATATATTGCATGGAATATATTGCTGAATCTGTCCAAACCAAAATCTCTTGGCGAGTTGCACGGGCACACATAATGTATGAGCCGTTTGTTAAAGTATATTCACCCGACTGGTTGGTAAGTTGTGGAATCCATTGATATTGGTTAGCTTGATCAGACCAGCGCACAGTCATAGGATTAAATGCGGTATTGGCATTATTTGGACTATATTGGTTTGCCCCAAAACAGATAATAAATTCTTGAACCTCTGATGAAATAACTTGATAGGTTTGAGTTGGCACAAACGCACCAGCATAAGAAAAGTTATAGTTGCCCGCATTAACACCAGTTGTAGGTGAAGTAATCGGTACAGATGTAGATCCGGTTATGTAGCTTGAAGCCACTTGAGTTCCCGCAGTAATGTGAGTACCAGTAATTTCCATGTAAGGAAAAATATACGGCGCATTAGCTGTGCTAACCGTTATGGTTGTAGCGCTGGCAGTAAATGTAGAAGCATCGGTAACTGCAGTTGTAGAATTAGCTAAGTTGCTTAAATATTGAGCGCGGGTTGATACTGTTCCGCTATCTTGCCAATAAAATACTGGACCACCACGAGGAGCTAATACAAGGTCAGCACCAAAATTATCGTTAGACCAAAGGCGTAACTGTTGTCCAACACCCGAAGAATACGCAGAACCCCACGTTCCTCGACCCCAAGGACCAGCACCCCATCCTGTGCCAATGGTATAAACGTTTAGACCGCTAGGATAGTTATAGGCCGCAGTTACTGTGCCACCACCAGTTGCTGTACTTGTTGCATTAGACCCAGCATTAATTGTGTATGTAGTTGAACTTGGTACAGTTAAGACTTGATACTGTCCACTAATAATTAAACCGCCAACCGCCGTTGCACCAGAAAAATTAACAAAATCCCCAATACCCGGATTATAGGAAGCGTCAGATACAGTTACGATTGATGAAGCTGATGCTGTTGTAAAAGGGTTAGTTAACATATCTGTTTGTATGATTGGGGTAACATCGTTATAGACACCACCGGTATAAATGTAATAGTGGTTATTTGTGCCAACGCCAATATACTGAGTACCAACACCAGCATCTCCATCTAACCATACCCAAATAGAACGGGCAACTCCAAGAAATTGATTAGGAGATAGCTGTGTCCAGCCTCCAATTTTTTCAGGTAAACCAGAACGAAAGCGTATTTTATCACAGTCGTACCAACCACCTTCGTTACTGTAAATAGTGCCTTCTCTATAAACACCCGGCCTAAATTGTAATTTTTGTAACGGCATTAAACCACCTCAAACCGGTTAGATTTTGTTAAATTGTCTTGCCTTGAGATTACTTTTAAGTTAGATGGCACATGTAAGCCTGATACATTTTTTCCTAACAAAGGAATATCATGGTCCACTTCCCAAGGGTTACCAGTTATTTTAGTCAATAAAGCCGCTAATTGATACTGAGTTTGTATGCGCTCAAAATCAATAGGAGTTAACCAATTTGGAGTTCTAAGTCTAATATGTTTTTTACGCCTAGTAGTATTTGCTATTACTCTACCGGGGTTTGCTTGTTTCCAAGCTTTAGTTCTAGCTCGCACTTTTTCTGGATCTTCTAAAGAAGTGCCTTTATTTGCACGGCGAATGGTTTGAAGTTTATTCTCCCTAGCTCTATAAGCGGGATCTTTTCTTCTTTCTTTTTTCCATTCTTGTTTGTTAAACATGCGGGTTTACCCTAGTATTTGTTTTGCTTTAGTTATTTTAGCAATTCTGTCATCTAAACCCAAGGTCCCGCCGTTAATTCTTTTGGTCATCTGACCGTACTCTTGAGCATCTGCTAGGTCATTAAGACCAGCTTTATTCCAAAACCAGCCTGCGCTCAAAGACGCATATTTAGGATCAAGCAACCAATTAGGGTTCCCAACAAAATCCACACCCAAACCAGATCCGCATCGCTCATAGTTCTCTTTGCCAGTAAGCTGAATTAAGCCTCTGCCGTGGTATTTCCAGCCATCACCAGACTCCTCGTCACCATTGCCCATACGACCCGCATATACCTTATTAGCGATCTTTTCTGGGTTATTAGCGTATTGAATAGCATATTCTAATGTAGTAAAGCGAGATGGCCACACCTTCATCAAAGACTCAGCTTTGTAGTGTAAGTTCTCTTCTAATGTTTTAAAGTTATTAGATTCATGCATGCATTGACCTAAGAAAGAGGCCTGACGTTGGGTGGTGCTGATGTTGTACTTAATAAAAGTATCCATCAATGGTTGATACCATTTTGTATCAATTCCTAGCTGGGTTAATTGTTGTTCAGTCATTTAATGCCTACCTGTTCATTTATCCACTTTTGTAACTCAACCAACATTAAGGTTGTTTGGGCGCAGTTTGCAGCAAGTTCATTGTAGGAGGAGACAACATCAGCTGACTTGGGGGCTGCGGAAATGCCGGACACGGAGCCGCCACCATTGTTGCTCCACACGCTTGTAGACTTGTAATAATTACGCAGAGTATTAAGCTTCGCATCGTATTCATCAGATATTCCTTTAGTTACTAATTCATGTTGTTTTTGGATTGCCGCTGTTTGGTCCGCTTGTTTTTGTGCAGTAATAGCAACTTCATCTTTGAATTGAACAAAACGCAAATGCTCCACATAAAAGCCAGCTCCAAAACCGCCAACAGCCAAAGCCAAATATATATAAATTTGGACACTAGACCCACCTATAAAACTGGTAGCTAAACTAAATAAATTTTTCCACATTATTGTGCGTCCGGTTCAGCACCAGCCATTTGTTTACCAGCAACAGAAGCAGCACCGGAACCAGAAACAATACCTAATGCACCAGCTAATTCGGTCAAACTAATATCTTTGCCGGTATAAATTAAATAAATTGCGGAACAACCAACAAGGAAAAAACCTAGCATCCATGCCCATTTAGCAATATCGTGTGTCTCGTTGTCTTTACCAGTTAGAATATGTTTTAGTATGTCGTTCATTAAATTACTCCCAATACAAATTTAAGCCATAAAGTCACAATCAAAGCAGCTACAAAACAATAAAACTGCACCCGCCTTACTTCTTTTAAATCATGCTGGAACTCTTCGTTATCTTTTCTTTGAAGGTTTTCAATATCCAGCTTAATTTTTAATACTGCTTCCCACTCTTTTGCACCGTACTTCTTTACAAAATCAATTTTCAATTTTGCCTCCTCATCGGAGATTTGTTTCTTACGCTTCCACTCTTCAAGCGCTTTAATCAGCGCCCTTTCTTTCTTTACTTCTGCTTCCCGTCTGGCACGGATGCGTTCTTGTGCCTGACGCTGCGCTACTTCTAAACCATCTTTTTGTATATTTTCAATCTGCTTAGAAACTGATTTACTTGCTTCACGAGCAGAATCTAAGCTTGCATTAAGCCCCTTTACTCCTTCCGAGAGTCCTAATGGGTCTGGCATAACACACTTTTTTCACCTTATGTTTTAATAATAAAGCTAATACCAAGGTATGGAGAAATGGTAGTTGCTGCAGTACCAGAACCAGTATTACCAATAGATACAGAAATATTAGTAACCTCAACGGAAACGTTACCGCCACCAGAGTTACCAGAAGAACCCATTGCCGCACCCGCTCCGCCGCCATTGTATGCGCCGTTATATAAAGCATGGTGGTAGTGACCGGGATCTGTAACAGATGCGCTATGGCTGTGTGCTGGCAAATTAGATGTACTTAAAGTTGTAGTAGAAGAACCGCCAGTAGCGCCAATCGTAGCCGCAATAGTACCTTTACCAATAGGCATTCTATCTGTGTAGTTTGGTAGGTTAAATGTTGTAGATCCGTCACCAGAACCAAAAGTTGTTCCGACAACCCCATAAAGAGCAGAGTAGGTTGTACGAGAAACAGCAGAGCCATCACATAATAAATACCCACTAGGTGCGCTAGTTGTAGGCCACATAGAAATCTGACCGGTAATAGTAGCGCCTGAAAGAGCGGTTTGTACAAAAGCAGTAGTAGCGCCTTTAGTGGAGTTATCAGAACTGCTTGGAGTAGGCATTAAAGGGCTTGCAGAGAATACAGAAGACGCCGTAGTGTTTGTAAATGCAGCCGTTCCAGAAATTGTTAAAGATCCAGCGGTTACAGAGCTAGCAGTTAAAACGCCTGTATCGGTTACGCCAGTTGCAGTTAAAGTACCATTTACAATAAAGTTACCGGCAGAACCTGTTTGGGCTGAAAAAAATCCAGTAGACCCATCACAATAAACTTGAGCTGTGACTCCGTTAGGAATAGTAATAATAGAACCCGTAGAAGCACCAATCTGGATAGCGTATCCGCCAGTAGTATTATTTGAGACAATATAGAATTTAGGCACTAAAGGCGCAACGACTTGGTATATACCCGAATTGGTTCCGGTAACGTTTAATACCATATTACGGGCTTCATCTGAAACACCGTTTAGGTTGGTCATCGTATAGTTAGCATTTGTCATAGGGATATTTACTACCCCAGCGACAGCCTGTTCAATCAAAGTCCAGTTAGTATTGGTAGTATTACCCCATGTACCAGATTGGTCACCAGTACCAATTTCTTGGATTTTTAGACTAGTTGTATACGTTGATGCCATATTTGTCCTTTAATACTGTGTATTATTAATTTGTTGCCAGTTAGGGTTTTGATCGTCCCCTGTATTTGTCCAAGTAATACTTTGGTTATTGTTTACAGCCTGCCAAGTTACGGTCTGGTCATCATCAATTCTAAACCATCCATAGGCAATTTGGGTATCAATAAATGTGATTAACTCGGCTATTGAAGGTTTAAAATTAGCCTGCGCTGCCCAAACATCTGTTAGATTGAACGACTCTAGCACTGTCGTAGCAAACCCAGCGTTACCCGTGTAAGCATCTGAAAATGAAGGGTTTTCTGAAATAGCGCCTACAAAGTTAGCATTTGCTGCCCAAACATCTGAGAATGTAACCGTATCTGTATCCGTTACGTTGGCATTTAAAGAACCGGTTTGAACGGCTGTAAGTGTAAACGTTTCCGCATCGGTAGGGGCAAATGCCGCCTGAGCCGCTTGGGTTGTAGTTAAAGTAGTTGTTTCTGAAACTGTCAGCGTTCCAGTCCAGTTTCCAGTATAGGCATCCGATAAAGTAAAAGATTCATTGACAAAAGGACGGAAATCAAAACTTGGGCTATCCCCGTCCGTACTAGTAAAAGATTCAGAATCCGTTACATTAAAGGCAGCAGGTCCAGCATAAGAATCGGATAGAGTAAAGCTTTCAGAAACCGAGACAGGATAAGACGTTCCCCCTAAAGAGGCAAACGGTGACTGTGCAAAGGCTGAGATTCCAAACATTAGAAATATGCTGTAATAATAATAATGCCACCAGAACCATTTCCGCCAGCCCAACCAGATGTACCAGCAGCGCCTCCAGATCCAGCAGAACCAACTGAATACGCATAAGTAGCAGACGGAGACGTAATTAATTTTTCCAAATAACCGCCAGCACCGCCACCACAAGCTGCATTTTGACCAGCGGGAATATTACCAGCACCAGCACCACCTGCGCCATATCCAGTTGCAGCATATCCATTTACACCTGTATTTGGAGTGGATCCTCCTAAACCTAATAAATTGCTACCTCCAGCGCCAGCATTAGTACTTTGAGCGTTGTTAGAAACGCCCATACCGTTTTGACCTGTAATATTAATATCACCACCACTAGCGGTACCACCAGAACCACCAGTAAAATAATTTGGCGATCCTGAACCACCATTACAAGTTAAAAATGCGCTACCAAAAGTTGTGTTGCCACCACTTGTGCCATTTCCTGGGCTTGTTCCGTTTCCTGATCCACCAGCACCGCCACCAGCCATACGAACAGTAAGATAAGAGCAATTAGCTGGAGTTGTATAGGTACCAGATCCAGACGTATAAACAGTTACGGCTGGACTAGAGGACATCATTGCCCCTTGGACTTTAGTTAGAGCCATTTGGTAATCCTTTAGCTGGTACTTCCCACAGCCATGTTGTTGTGTTTAATGTTGCATTTTCAGATGGTTTTGGTGGAATAAATACATCATTTTCTCTGTCGTATGTAAAACCAATTCCAGCAAAATTACCACGAAGCGGAGTGCCACCTAAAAGATGTTTGTTTCCTTGGGTATTGTAGGATGTTTGAATCCACTCACCGGGACTTGTATCTACAAATGTATCAAAAAAGTCTTGTTCTGCAACAATAACTTGCTCAACAATTCCGTTGTGAACTTTAGCGAAATGACTCATGCCGTATATGTCCCCGAAGATTTAAAAATCATTACTGTATTTGAACCATTAGTAACTACTGTTGGACTTCCAGTTGTAGTACCAGAATATGTCCCAGTTGGAACAGAAAGAATAAATACACCTGAACCACCTGATGGAGAAGTTCCACCAGATAAACCATATCCACCTGAACCTCCACCTGAATTTGCAGAGCCGTTGGTTGGATTTGTTACTGTTCCACCACCACCATTACCTAACGCACCAGTTCCACCACCACCATAACCACCAGCAGCAATCGTTCCCGAGTTATAAACAGAACCAGAACCACCACCAGCAAAATAAACCGAAGAACTTACAACTTGACCAACTGAAGCGGATGTTGCTTGAGCTGTGGTAATAATAGTAGTTACAGCACCAACACCACCTGCACCAGCATTTGTTCCGCCATTACCGCCAATTCCACCAGCACCGCCACCACCGCCAGATCCATAGTTTCCTGATGCTCCAGCAGAGTTACCGCCAGCATAGCCTTGACCTGAAGTTCCTGATGCACCTGTGGTATAGGAACCTGAACCACCACCTCCACCTGAACCCCCGCTTGAAGGTGCTCCTGAACCGCCACCACCGTCAGCGCCATAACCACCACCAAGAGCGGTTAATCCAAAAGCAGTAGAGTTTGACCCGTTTGCTTTGGCGCCACCCGCTGCTCCAGCTCCAACAACAAAAGTATATGTTGTGCCAATAGATAATGAATAGGTTCCTGTTAACAAACCGCCAGCACCGCTTCCACCAGATGGAGCACCACCAGCACCACCAGCTACAAGTAAATATGTTCCTGTATAAATAGGTGGAGTTGAAACTGTTGTCCAGCTAGTACCGTTGTAATATTCTAAGCCACCATAACTTGAATTATATCCAGTTAATCCAGCGACACCCGTAGGGCGAGTAGCCGTAGTCCATGTTGGCATTTGAAGTGAACCGTTAGAACCGAGTGCTGCTAAGTTAGCTGCTTGTGTCATTCTGCTGCCTCCGGTGTATTGCCTTCAGCTACCCATTTTAAGTAGGCTTGGTAGTCTGTGTTGGATGGGTCAAATGGAATTAAAGCTCCGTCTGTTAAACGAATTACGCTATATGCTTTTCCGTCAGGTGCGTTTTGTTGTAATTTATACATTTTATAACTCCGCAGAAAGAACCGCTACAACATTACCAGAGCTACCGCCACCAAGATAAAAATTGGTAGTTCCACCATAAAATCCAACTTGATCAGGTTGTGCATAAATTGTTGGTGTTGTGCCACTCCATGCGCCACTATTTTGAAGCGTTAAAGAAGGTGCTGACCTAAATGTTGCTTTTAAAGGCCACCAAGCCCAAGTAGTTCCGCAATTTGCTGATGATAAATAAATTCCAAAACCATTTGCTTCAATAACTTGTGCATAACGCTGGCATAAAGCTAATTCTTGACCATATTGGCGATACTCATATCCAGTAGCACTACTTCCTACTTCTAGTTGAACACCAGTAATGTAGAAGGTTGCACCGCTTGTTCCTACTACGGATGTAGCACCTGTGGCTGAAAAATAGTTATTTGCCGACCAACTACCAGCAGTTCCGCTAAATGAAGAACCACACCCTAAACCAAACGCTACTTGAACTCCTGTGCCATTATTTGTTACCCATGTTCCGCTTGTTGGGCCAGCAATAGTTATTGAAATTTGCGTCCAAGTGTTTGCTGAAGAAATGGTGTAAGTGAAGGGATATGCATAAGAAGAACCTTGACCATTATTTAATGCACCACCAAAAATTCCTGTTAATGAAGATTGCACCCAAAATGACAAAGTAACTGTTTTTGCATTAGCAGTTCCCCACCCTAAATCTGCAATATTTAATCCTTCAATTCCTTGATAAAACAAAAAGTAATCACCACTTCCTACAGAATATGCAGAAGAAGAAGTAAAACTTAATGAATTAACAAATCCTGCTGGTGCAGTAGATGATTGATTGGCGGTTCCTTTTGATGATTGTGATGCAGTATAAGACCATCTATCAACGCTATATCCACTAGAAGTTACACTTGCACCACGCTGAAAAATTGTCATCGCACCATTAATAATGCGGTTCTTCATAATAGAAGCATTACCAGCACCAAGGCTTGTATTTGCTACCGAAGTATTAATCTTGTCTATAGTCGGCGTTGTTAGGGTTACGCTTGACTGGATGTTGGATGTGCCAACAGAAGCTGGACTATTAGGAATAGCATTTAATACGCTTGAGACGTAGAAGCTTTCCGTAGTAATAAGGTCGCCAGCGGTAGCGCCAGTAGCAAGGACCACGGTTGTGCCGTTTGATGCAGTGTAATCGGCAGAACCCAGCAAAACTCCGTTACGGAAAACATCTATATACCCCACTGTATAAGAAGGCGGTGTGAATGTAGTCTGTCCAGCGGTCGCCGTAAATTCGGTTTTAGTTCTATAAGCTGTAGTTGTTACGCCTGTTACTGGAACGCCAAGATAACGGCATGAGATGTTGCCTGTACCAGATGGAGGGGCAGTTGTGAAGTTAAGCGTGTTACCAACTACACCATAAGTAGATGGATCTTGAACTACACCAGAAACCACAACCAGCACGTTAGATGTGCCAGCAGGAGCCACCGACATTGTGAAAGCCGTAGTAGAGCCGTTACCGCTAAATTGGTCGGTAACAAAAGCCGATTGGTATATGGGGTTTCCGATGTATGGCATTTATTGTTTTACTTCCATTAAAGTAATCATTCCAACTGCTCCACCAATACAAGTAACAATAGTATTTGTATACGCTGCACAATAAATAGTATATGTAGTGCTTCCTGTAGTTGCTGGGCTATCTAAATATTGTAAATGTGACCTGCCCCATCTAAATACGTTATTGGAAGTGGACGGGTTTGTAGAAGAATAGCCTTCATCGTAAGCATTTGTATCTGTAAAAATAGCCGAACCACCACGATAAATTGCTAGCCCTGCTCCATATGCTCCCGATCCACTTACAGCTAGAGGTATAGAAGTTGTTATATATATTTTGCTGTTGGAAAATTGAGGTGTAATTGTTGCAGCTATACCTGTAGTTGCGTAAGATGTAGAAGAGTAAGTAGTAGACGTATTACCAGTACCATAAACAAGCTGAATAATACTTCCAGCGGGCATAGCACTAGCTGGTAAAGCCGTAGCATTCGTTAAGTTAATAGCTGATGGTGTACCTAAATTAGGTGCAGTCAGCGTCAACGGAGCGTTTAAGCCATTTTGGTTTATCGTGGAGATAGCCATTATTATGCCTTTGGATACTTATCTTTTACTGCTTTAATTTGTGCTTTCCAACCATCATAGCCTTCATGGTAAAGGGTATCAAGCTGGTCTTTAATAGATGGATATTCTACATGGCGTTGGTACTTATAAGCTTCTGGGTCACTCCATGCTTGTACAGCATCTAAGTCAATTTCTACTAAATTACCATCTTTGTCAAAAGCACCAGCTTCATCTGAGATAGTAACAACTTGTGGATAAAGTGCATAAATTGCTTTATGGCTCATGGTGTAACTTCCATAACTGTGATGGTAGAAATATAAGTTCCAGTTGCAGCGTTGTTTGCATTTAAACCGTTTGCGTTTACGTTAGCAGTTGAACCGTTATTATTGGAAATATATGGTTGATAGGTAGTTGCACTAGTAGTTGCTGGGCTATCTAAATAATTTATTACAAGATTATAAGTATCGCTTACATCGTTTACACGACCAGCACCTGTGGTTGCTTGAGTTCTAGAACCTGACGCAGTACCAACTGCACCAGTCAAAATTGAACCATTTCTATATAAAGCAACAGGCTGAAAAACAGTAGCAACAGAATTTCCACAAACAATATTAGCAGTTACCCATATTTTATTAGATGCGGAAGTTGGCGTAATAGAAACAGACAAACCAGTAATTGCTGTATAAGAAGTTGACGTTGTTGAAAATAAAGTAGTAAGCGTTGTTGATTTAACTTGAACTACTGCGCCACTGGAAGGGGTTACCCATGTTGGAGGTGTGCTTGTACCAGTAGATTGAAGAACTTGCCCAGAAGTACCATAAGAAGGACTTGTACCTACACCTAAAGCACCGTTTGCATTTAAAGCTAAAAGACTTGTACGAGCAGAAGTACCGCCGTTATAAAGTGTAATGCCATCTGCTGCACCAGCAGTAATACGCCCATTGCCTGTTACATAATCAACAATAGTTCCGTCAACAAATGAAGCACCAAAAGAACCAACGGCTAAGTAACCGCCAGAAGCTGTAATATCACCAACAACAGATGGGCTTTGAGACAGAGCTGCGTAAGTAGTAATTAAACTTGTGTACTCAACCCAGATATTGTTTGAGCCAGCTAGTGGGGCAGATGTAAAAGTAATTGATGATCCACTAACTGAATAGGCCGTACTTGGGTTTTGGATGACGTTATCAACGGCAACAATCATCTGCGTAACAGAAGCTACTGGGCGAGATAAAGTAAAAGTTACAGTTGAGCCATTACCGCTAAAGTAATCAATAGCGGGGGTAAAACCTTGGGTCTGGACTGTATTACCAATAAATGCCATATTAGACCGCCGTTAGAGCTGAAACCCAACAATCACAGGATGTGGCTGCACTGGCTAAAACATAAAGCGAATCGCCCGTTATCAGTACAACCCTATTGCCTTGTATGACTTCCAAAGAGCCCCCAACAGGTACAGTAGCTTGATAAACCAAATAGTAGTTCACTGAACTACGGGTAATGTAGGCGCTAACTGTAATTGGCGCTGCGCTGGTGTTAGACAAAATTAAACTAGATACGGCTACAGTTCCTGAAGCAATAGTAGTAATGACTGCTGAACCAGTAGTTGGTACGTTTTTATACGCATACGAAGTGTTTGAATAAGTTGCCATGTTAGCCCATCATAAAGGATAAGAAGTACGCTTGGTCTACAGAAGCTGCTGAATTTGTTGCCCATATAGGAGCTGCGGTAGAGCCGCTAGAAGTTAATATTTGACCAGCACTACCATATAAACCATTAAATGCTACAGCGTTGTTGTTATTGATTGTAACTGCATCTGTAGTCTGTGAGTTAGTAACAAGGTGTATAGCATTAGAACCGTAAGTACCGATTGCTAAATCTGTAGAAGCAGCGGCTAAGTAAACGTTTCCAGCAGCGCTAAAAGCTCCAGTACCAGTAAAGCCGCCAGAGTTAATACCAAACTCACCAAAGTTAGTGTTTGCCGTGCCGTTGTTATTTGATACGTTAAAGTTGGTTGAAGCGTTAGTTGCAGAGCTGGTGTTTTGTAGAATGACTTGGTTATAGCCAGCCGTTGCATTAGCAAACGAAGCAATGATGCCTGTATCTGTATAGTTAATTGCAGAACCAATAGTTGCTACACCATTGGCATCATAGTTTATAGACTTTTCAGCTGGGTAAGTAACAAAGACAGTTTTGGAACCTGTAGTAAAAGAAACCAAACTACCGCTATTAGAAGAAGCGAGTACAGTAGTACGAGCAAGAGTAGAACCGGTAGTTGAGTACGTGCCAATACCAACCTCCCAATTTGCACCGCCTTGGTCTGCGATGGTGTAGAAGGTTGTGTTACCGTTTCCGATGACGGCAAAACTTTGATACCCAGTGACCGCTCCACCCAGCGTAACAGAACCCGTACCAGTAGTGGTCGTAGTTTCTTGTACACGATCTGCTAAGACTAACGCCATGTTAGCCCCCTATTAGCCAGCTGCGCTGAGTGTGTAGGTTACGTTAATGGTATCGCCAGAAGTTACTGTTTTGGAGCCAGCAGTAAATGCACCAATACTAAACAAAACACCTGTGGTATTGTCAATTGCAGTAGAGCCGCCGATATTAATAAAAGCACCATAAACAGTACCAGAGCTAGTCATTGAAAAAGTAACAGCTGCGGATGTAGTCAATACAGATGGGTTAGCAGATGTCGCTGAAGAAAATGATGGAGTCTTACGAGTGCCAGAATAAGTAGGGGCATTAGCGTTACCAACTTCATACCAGCCCGGATGTGAAGACTGAGTATCTGAATAAGCTGGAGTAAACGTAGCAGAACCGTTAGCGCCACCTAAACCCATAACAACAGTACCACCGCCTGTATTAGCAAAATAAGAGTTTAATAAACTTTGGCGACCTACGTTAGTAGTCAAGTTTTCAATAGTGTCAGACCACTTCTCAACGCCGTTAGCATCAAAACAAGTAAATGTGTAGACACCTTCTAAACCAAAATTATCAGCTGAAGCACCGCCAAAAGCAGCACTAGCTCCAACGCTGTCACCAATTTTTGTAATCTCATCACTCATAAATACTCCTAATCTGGACTGCTATAGTTAATACTACTAGTGGTAGTACCAAGGGTTAAAATTGCGGACGAATAACTCGCCGTTGGAAATTGCACGGTAAAGCTAGTAGTACAGGTCTTGTCCGACCCAAAATTTAATACAAAACATGCTGCTCCAGTAGTAGCATTGTATACTAATGCCCCCCTAGCGGTAAAGGACGCTGGGTTCCAAACTGCGTTTTGGAAAGACACGTAAGTGACGTTGTACTGGTTATTTTGGGTAGGTGGTACGGAGATAGTCAATACTTTGCCCCCAGCTGTATAGCCGGTTCCTACTACTTCATTAGTGGTTGTGTAAGCCGTAGTCTGCTGCCCTAGGTTTGCCAACGCATTGTACAGGGCTATTTTATAAGTCCCGGTGGTAAAGTTTTCATTACCGTTTAGCAAATTCTGCTGAAAAATTGTGCAGGAAGTCTGGGTAATCATGAGACCACATTACCTTTAAGATTAATATTAAGCTTGGTCTGACCGTCCCTGTAAGCATCACCACGATCAAGACCGTCACAGAAGCGTCTAAACTCTAACAAAGCCTCATTATATTTTTGCTCGTAGTATGCCACTAAGTCCTGCTCTTGCTTCATAAACAGCATAGCTTCACGCATAGCGCCATAGAAAAGAACGGGGTCGTAGTTATCGCCAAGCCAGCTTGTGCCAGATGCATTAGATACCGTAGATACAGTAACTGTAAATCCAGAACCGGTAGGTCCTAAAGAAGAGCAAGACAAAATGTCTCCTACAACATAGAAATTCCCACCGAAAGTAATATTACAAGAAGTAATTGCGCCACCAGTAATAACGATATCTGCTGTAGCATTGGCTCCTGAGCCTCCTGTTAATGGAACGTTTTGGTATACACCGTTGGTATATAGCGATCCTGCATTAGAAATAGATGAACCACTAATTTGACCTTGCACAATGGTAGGTGGGTAGTAGTAATAGTGCATCTCTACTGGATAGGATTGGTCTGGCGTAGGAGCTACCATCAACGTCATTTCGTTAATATTGCTGTATTGCGAACCAAATAGCGCATAGTACTTAGGAGTGCCGCCCGGAGTACCTTGATAGGTGGTTCCGTTACTAGTAGCAAAAGGATAAGCCTGACGCAAGAAGTTAACATCTTTGTTAATAAGATAGTTATACATGCCTGTAGTTGGGTCAATCACAGCCACAGAATAGTTAGCCAACCAGTCCATAGGCAAAGAAATGTATTGGTTTCCTGCGGTCATAGTACCGGTTACATTTTTACGTAATGACGGTACGTTTACGGAGTTATATATACGAGTTTCAGCTTCCTCAACAAACGTGGGGATATTAGCCACGAACAGCTGTTCAGTGTTCTCGGCGTAAGCTTGAATCGTGTTATATAACGTTTCGTAATTCATTATGCCATTGGACCTCTAGACATACGACCTTTAGTTGCAGCCCCAGCACCACGCATTTCAATACCATCAGTCTTAGGACCACGAGTATTGTTACCAATAGATACACGCATAGCTGGCATACCGCCCGGAGTTACTTCATTTGCTTTCATGGTATTTGGGTCAGTTGCATAGCCAACACCTAAATCAACATCTGATGTTCCAATAGCTTTTCCAGACATTTTGTGTGGTTTAGCGTAATCTTCAGCGGATTTATTATCTTTTGCATGACCAGTACGCATAGGCGAGCTGTTCTTTTTTGTAGGTTTAATTTGGGTTGCCATATTAACGACCTCTTGAGCTAGACTTCTGGTTCATAGCACGAGCCATATTACGACCCACAGCTTTCATTTCTTTACCAGTTACGCCGCCTTTTTTGAGCTTGGAAAGGTTAGTGCCTTTGCCGCCCTTGTGTTCTTGAGCATCATGCATTTTAAAAGCTTTTTTAACAATAGCTTTATCTTGCTTGATATCTTCTTTCATGCTTTCCATTTTTGCCATTTTACTGCTCCTTATGTTGTTACTACAGTTACTGTGCCTATTTTAATCGCTAAATTCAAATCATTGGGACTAAATGCATCCGCAAAACTTCTTGGACCACCCACTGGATTCCAGCCCCATTGAGTCTGTCTGCTACCGTCACTAGGATATCCGGCATTATTTACACTATTGCTAGCATTAGGATTGACATACAATCCCGTGCTTCCAGATGAATAATAGCTGACATCCGGCCTTGGATCCCTAACTCCTTGCGGGTCATTAACAGGATACAAACCTAGTTGTAACTGTGGCTGATCTGGATCCCAGCAAGTTGGACAAACCCTAATATTAAAAGGTTTTGTCTTAATAATCTCAATTTTTAACTGATGCAACTTATACCGCTGTCCGCACCGGTCACATTCGGCTATCGAGTGCTTACCAGAAGCATACTTAGATGCGGTCATAATTACCTAGAATAGAACAAATTACGGGGCACAAACCGTAGGGATGCCTTTTCACGGTCTTCATCAGCAGCTAATTGGAACTGTTGCTCATAATCAGCCTTTAACATTGGTACTCGATTCATATCAATATTAGGTAACTTCATGGATAGGTAATAAGCCAATCCAGAGGCCATAGCAGGGATAAACCGGAATGGGATATCCTCGGTATTGATACCGGTTCCTGAGTCCTGTATACGGCGCATACGGTAGTAAATGAACGTGTATTGAGTGCCAGATACGCCAGTAGGCCAGATATTGATATTAGGCAAGTAATTGTTGTATACCAAAGATCCTGCTGTATGCGATGCAGCAGTTGTGTTATTCATGCCACGGTAGCAGTTAAGCAACTGGTTAGCATTACCGGCTGCTGCGGTTCCTAGGTTTTGGTACAGAATGGTTTCACCGTCAATATTGATGTAGCCTTGACTACGCATATTAGCTGTAGAGGTTACATAGATAGTGGTATCTGTAGCGCCAATAGGGTATCCGCTAGCCAAAGTTGTTACTGGAGATGCGTCAACGTTTCCAGATTGACGATCAATCCACACTTGAATAGGACGTCCTTGAGCGTTCTTAGTAGGAAGATCTAAGTAATCATCAGCAGAGATGCGGGTAATATTGATATCCACTTGGTTTTGACCAGTACCCTGACGAATAACGTGGTCGTATAGGTCAATCGTATCTACAGGAATTGGATAGCTAATCTGCCCGCCGTTAATGTTGATAGGAATCTGACCTTGCTCAATAGTCCATAAGTTGATTCCACGGTTAGCCCACTCAATAGTAAGCATATTAACGCTACGAGCAGCCGTTCTAAAGTCGTAACCAGAACGGGATTGCGTACCGCAACGCTCAAAGGCTTCCTCAATGAGATCGCCCATGTCTAAATTAAACGATGCGGTTCCGGATGTAGCCATTACTTAGCCTTTTTAACAACTTTAGTTTTCTTTTTGGCAACAGTTTTTACTGGAGCTTTTGGCTTACGAGTGGTTGCTTTCTTTACTTGTGGACGTGGCTTAGGCTCAAACGGTGGAGTAATTTGAACTTGAGATGGACGTGGTTCTGCAGGAAATGGCCAAAAATCTATTTCCTTGTCAGTAGCAGGACCAAATCTACTAATCGCCCACTTAATAAAGTTTTGTATGCGCTTAATCACTTTTTTAAACCTTTTAAGGTTTCCGCCAGTCTAGCCCGCTTACCCATCGTACCGGGTTTCTTTGCAGCTGCAGCTAGTTTACTGGCTGG